CGATCTGCTGGAGAAGCGCATCGCTCAAACCAACATGGCTACCTTTCTTGAAGAGAATCCGGGGGTTGTACCTCCGGGATTGAATTCAAACACCGAGTTTGAAATTCGTATAACCAAACCAACCAAGTGAGTTTTATATGTCAAACATAACGCTTTTCTCGTCCGCAAACGTACCTGCATTCGCTCGTAACAACGAACTGTCCGACACAGCCAAAGCCCTCACAGGCGGCAGCGTCTCCAACACCAAGCGCATCTCTATCAAAGGCGGCGTGTTCCGTCTGGTAGCTGGTGGCAAGGAAGTTGCCGCGATTGATGACCGCCATCTGGAAGTCATTATTGTGAGAGCTGCTCCCAAGGTCAGCCGTATCTTCTACAACGCATCCTACGATGCCGACAACATCACCGGCCCTGACTGCTGGAGCAACGATGGCGAACGCCCTGACGCTTCCGCACACAACAGGCAAGCTGAAACGTGCATGACCTGCCCCAAGAACATCGCGGGTTCTGGCCAGAACAACAGCCGTGCTTGCCGTTACCAACAGCGTCTTGCTGTGGTGTTGGCCAACAACCCATCAGGGGATGTGATGCAGTTGACTTTGCCAGCCACTTCGGTGTTTGGTAAAGAAGAAGGCGACAAGCGTCCGTTACAAGCCTATGCACGCTACTTGGCGGTGCAGAACCCTCCGGTCAATCCTGAGCAGATCGTCACCGAGATGCGCTTCGATACTAAGGCCGAGTCTCCCAAGCTGCACTTCAAACCTGTACGCTGGTTGACCGACGACGAGTATGAAGTTATTAAGGGTCAAGCAGAGAGTGCTGACGCACAACGTGCCGTGGTCATGACCGTGGCGCAGAGTGATGGCGTGAAGAACAACGCGCCCAAGATGGAGATTCCCGGCAAGCCTGTCAAAAGCGTACCTGCTGAAGCAGTTGAAGAAGCTGAAGCAGAAGAGACGCAAGTTAAAGCGGCCAAGAAGCCCAAGGCTGCTCCGGTAGCCGAGGACGATGGTGCTGAACCTGAAGTTCGCAAAGAACCTGCTAAGGGTTCTGCTGTGCCTGCCAAGAAGGGCAAGCTGTCTGATCTGGTGTCCGATTGGGACGATGAATAACTAGGAGTTTCGGGGGGAAAGCAAATGCTGTGGTTTAAAACAATTGAGTCTTGAACCCATGCGGCCCACAGTGCAGCGAGTACCCCCACCCAAACAATCATGGCTTACTCACAAAAAACAATCGACGCAATCATGCGTGCACCAAAGACTCAAGGCAATCAGCTTGGGCGATGGGCAGTGCATCTCAACTTCTCAGTTGTGCGTATTGCAAAAGCATTGGGCGTGTCACGGCAGACTGTTTACAACTGGTTTGAGGGCGGTGAAATTTTTGTTGCCTACGAACACCGCGTTGAAACAATGCTCACGTTCTTGAAGAATTCCAAAACAGCAGATGAAGCATGGAGAAAAATATGTCAACACTACGACCTCGCACCCTGAGCAACACAGAACTTATCAAGTACTTCGCTATGTACGTTGACGACAACCCAATGGGTGCGCCACTGGACTGGCAGATTGAATTGCTGCGCCGCTTCACGGCAGTAGCCCCAGAGAAAGAGTTCCCACTACACGACGAACGCCAGCTCGACCTGTTCAAATAACCCAACCGAGGATACACATGACCCCGCTTGAATTTCTAGCGGTTGTTTTGCCGTCCCCGAATAACGGGTGGTACTGTACGGCAGAGCTAACTACAAAAAAGAAGGAGCACAATTTTGTTGAACATCTGGAGGACTTACCTGCATCCATAGTTAAATGGGGCGACAAGAAAAACATTTACTTTGCACTGTCTACGTTTGAGAATAGCGGCAAGCGCACAGCAGAAAACGCACGGTTCATCCGGTCGCTGTTCATTGACATGGACGGCTATGACACCAAGAAGGCAGCGGCAATGTCGCTCAACGACTTCATGGTCAAGACTGGTCTGGACTTGCTTGGTACGCCGTACATCTTGGACTCAGGCGGTGGTTTGCACTGCTATTGGCCATTTACAAAGGACATTCCTGTTGCTGAGTGGAAACCTGTTGCTGAGAATTTCAAGCGACTGTGTAGGCAAGAACAGATGAGTATTGACATGACGGTGACCGCTGACTCTGCCCGAGTACTGCGCTTCCCCGGCACGTACAACAATAAAGAGAAGTACGCAACGCCGCGTCAAGTGCGCATACTGGCTGAGGGCGACACGTTTGATTTTGAAGACTTGGCCCAGCACATTGAGAGCCAACTCAGGTCGATGCCGATGCTGCCACGCCAGCAGACCACAACCCTTGCACTGCCCGGCCAGCGCCCTGACGCACCCCACACCCCCACCACGGTCAAGCTGTTTGAGAACAGTGTCACGCTGTTCAAGAACATCTACAAGAAAACCCGCGATGGCACAGGCTGTGAACAACTCAGGCACTATGCCGAGAACGCAACCGATGATGGTATGGAACCGTTGTGGCGTGGCTGGTTGAGCATCGCGCAGAAGTGCAACGATGGCGAGAAGGCTGTGATCTGGTTGTCTGACCTGCACCCATACCCACACGAGCGCATGCACCAGAAGCTGGCCGAGATCAAGGGGCCATACCCATGCGTGAAGTTTGACTCAGAGAATCCCGGCATCTGTGACGGGTGTATGCACAGGGGCAAAATCACAAACCCGCTGGCACTTGGACGTGAGACCGCCGTGGTCACCGCCGAGACTGAGTTAGCTCTACCAGCAAAGGATGGCCAAGAAGCAAAAAAAGTCATCCGCCCTGAAGCACCCAAGGGTTATGCGTACGGTGTTCGGGGCGGCGTGTTCATGGAGAAGGAAGACACTGACGCTACAGGCAACGTGACAAAACGACAGATCATGTTGCTACCCTACGACTTGTTCCCTGTGGATATCCTGAACAATAACGGTGAACATCTTGTGCACATGTTGGCAGTGCGTGAATATAGGATTGTGGACATTTCCTTTCCACAGAAAGCCGTGGTCAGCAGGGACGAAACAATAAAGGCGCTGGCGCAACAAAACATCATGGCCAGCTTCGGCTCCGGCAACGACAAGAACCTGTACGACTACGTGCGTGCGTGTGCTGAGAAGATGAGCAGCGAGAAGCGCCCGATTGACGTGCCAGACCACTGCGGCTGGCAAACCAACAACACCTACGTGTGGGGCGGCAAGATTTACGCACCCAACAAAGAAGCAATTGAAGTGCCCATGCCCGGCCTTGAGAACATTACAATGAACTCCAAGCCCACCGGAACACTGGAAGATTGGCGCAAGTTCATGGATTTGCTGGTGCGAAGAAAGCTTTGGGATCACTTGGCCGTCATCCTGATCGGCGCTGGCTCACCATTGATGCGCTTCACAGGGCTACACGGTTTGACCATTCACTGTGCCTCGACCGACTCCGGTACTGGCAAGTCGCTGGCGCTTGAAGGTGCTGCATCCATCTGGGGTCACCCCGTGCACTACCGTACAGGTGCTGGTACTTCCGCTGTTGCAATGCAGCAGCGACTTGGTTTACTGCACAGCAATCCACTTATCACGGACGAGATCACCAGCAGGAACCGTGAGGGGTTTGAGTGGTTTCCTGCATTCCTGCTTAGTATGACCGAGGGTCGCGGCAAAGAGCGCATGGAGTCTGGTGCAAACAAAGAACGCTTAAACTTGTCTACATGGTCAGCGATGGCGATCATGTCATCAAACACCCACGTCGTGGACAACTTGACTGGCCTTCGCAAGCATGCTGCCGAAGGTGAGCTTCGCCGCGTGATTGAGTACATCATGGACGACAAGTTGGAGTGGGATGCTGATGAGATTGAAATCATCAAGTCTTTGCGCAACAACTACGCAGTGGCAGGCGCTATGCTGGTGCAGTACATGGTTGACAACATCGAGATGGTTGGGACGTTGGTAAAACAAACTGTTCGCCAGATGTACACCGAGTACCGTGCGCCCAACGATGAAAGGTTCTGGATGGCTGGCGTGGGGTGCGCTATAGCTGCTGGTATTTTGATGAACAACGAACACGCTAAGATTGCCGAGTTCCCGCTGGTTGAAGTGATCGAGAGTTTTCGTAAGCGTATCAACCACCAGCGCGGTTGTATCAAGGGTAGTTACCGCACAGCCGAGGATGTACTCAACGCATTTGTGCAAGAGTATCAGGGCAAGTTTGTGGTGGTCAAGTATGGTGCCCAAGCTGGCCCACTGGCGCATCTGGGCGATGGTTCGATGGTGGACAGGAACACGACACGAGCCGAAGTCATGGGACGCGTGGAGCACGGTGTCACGATAGGGCATGTAGACTTCTTCATTGAAGAGCGCCTACTCAAATCGTTCTGCTCGAACATGAGCTTTGGCTACGCCAACTTGGTGCGACAGTTGAAAGACATATTCACTGTGTCCTATGTCCAGAAGAAAGACATGATGTCCAAGACCAGTGCACCGCCGATGAGAGTGTCGGCCATACACATCAGCCGAAAGATAACGGACACAGATGAAACAATTATCAATCCGCTATCCGTGGAAGGGTCTTGAACGGGGGCAGGGGTTCTTCGTACCTTGCCTCGACACGGAAGCAATTAAACGTGAAGGCTTGAACAAGGCGCTATCTCTGCGCCTGTTCGATGCCCGAGCCGAGCCGTGTGTCCGCGCTGGCCTTATTGGGGTGTGGTTCTATCGGCGGCTGCAATAAACTTGCGAGCGTATGACAGCTTAGCCTTGTCGAGTTGTTCCAAACGATTGTCTTTTTCTTCCTGCGACATCGTTGGGTGGGCAATGACACGGCGTTCTTGTGCGGCAAACTCGCCCAGTTGTTTCTGAACAAAGCCAGACGTAGAAGCCATGCTGAGTTTGGTTGCGTACTCTTGGGCAAACGAGGTTGCTTCGGCGCGACGACCTTCAGACACCAAACGGTTGTATGTGCCCTTGACCTGCTGAATCTCCACCATCTCAGCATAGGCTTCATCTAATGTCCCACGGCCTTCAACGGGCTGGAAGATGCCGCCAATGAACGGCAGTTTGCTGGCTTTCATGGACGGCTTGGCAATAGCTGCTTCAGCTTCTGTATTCAGTAGCGGGTTGGCAAGCTGCACAACAGCAATACCAAGTGGGCCTGTGTATCCACGCATCAAGTGATCCAACGTAATTGGGCTGACACCAACTTTACCTGTGACTTGGCCAAGGAGTTTAGATATTTCTGTGGTGGACTCGCGGTAACGCTCGGTCGGCAGCATGGTCTTCTTCTCGCGCTCAGACTCAATGTCGCCACTGAAGAAGGATTTGCCCAGTACCGCTTCGGTCAACGGCTTAACTGCTTGCGGCAAAGCAAACGGATTGGATAGCGCAAGCAACTTGTACATACCGCCCATTGCTTTGCTGGCCTTCTCGTCCCCTGCCGCCATGTTGTACACGGCTTCTGGCAACGCTTTAAACAGATAGCCTAATTCAAACGGAATTGGTATACGCACAGGCTCGTCAATGCCGGGAATATAAACAAACCAGTTGGCGTAACGTTCTTCAGGCTTGGCGCGTTTGTACGCTTCGTCGTCTTCCATCAGCATGGCGTAGGCCACAGTTCCAGCGGCCAGCATAACGCCGCGTGCTACCAATTTTTGGCGAATCTTTAACTGCTCACTAAACGGCATGTCGCCTTTGAACGCACGGTACAAAACATCCAAGCCTTGAATTTGCGCATTAAAGAACGGGATCAACACGGATAGCATTTGCATACTAGGAGACACACCACGGCGGCTAAAGTTCATTGATTCCAACGTGCGCAGCAATGCCTGCTGTTTGGTCATACCTTTGGCCAAAGAGTCTTTATAAACCACAGCGCGAGTAGCAGCGTCTCCCTGCAAAGCCAAGGCATCTAACCTACTCATTGCTTTAGCCCAACCAGACTTACCTGCGGACACGTCTTTTAAAAACTTAGACATGTCCCGCTGATCGCCAGAAAAAACGTTGCTACTGATAGCGCCAGCAGCCATCAGTTCTTGTTCAACTTCGCTGCGACCTGCCACCATCTTGGCCAGTTCTTTGAATGAACTTAGCACGGGGAAAACATCTGTGCCGGTAGTCAACCATGCGCTAAGCGGATCACGAACAACTTGGCGCAAAGCGTATGTTGGATTGCGTGTTACAAAGGTACGCAAAATATCTGCGGGTATGCCCATCAACTGCACAATAGCGGGGATAGTTGTCTTAATGCCTTCCATACCTTTGACCACCAAGTCGGCAGAGATGCCGTAGGTGTCGGTGTCAATTACAGCGTAGTAGTCTTCGCCTTTTTTCTTGAAGCGAACAACACTACCATCACTACTGGCTGGCCCTTTGCCGGGAGCTACGCGGCTGGCCATGCCTATCTTAAGTAGCGCATAGGAAGTCTCTTTCACGCTTTGGTTACGCAAAGCCATGTTGGTCAACATAAAAGTGTTCTGCACAGAGCTAGTAAAGATTGGCATGATGTGCTCATTACCACCAATCAGTGCTTGCAACTGAGGTTCATCTTTAATGTTGCCAATACTAAACGGATGTTCTTTGTCAATCATCAACTGCACTTCCCCGCTGCCAGACACACGGTAAAACGGTACGTAGCTGATGGCTTTGAGTTCAGCGGCTTTCTTTTTGGTGATAGCGCCTGTCTCAACAAGGAAGTCCAACAGCCCGGCGTTGTACGCACGGTAGAGTTTGGAAGCGGCTTTAACAGCATCTTCCTGCATCTTGTTCTTAGCAAGCTGTGCCATTACAGCGTTGTATTCGGCTTTGGCTTTAGAAGCGTCTTTCAAGTTTAACTTTTCCCAACCAACTTGGTTAGCACGCGCACCTACTTCATAAACGGTAAGTACGTCTTCAGCCTTAGTGTCGTTTTCAAACTTGCCTTTGCTCAATGCGTCAGCAACGTCCAGCAGGCTCACACCTTTTTTGCTTTCATAAGTGTAGGCAACCCCATCAGGTGTTTGTGTCTTGATAAGTGCAACTCTGCCGTTGGTCAAAAACTGACCAGCGTACATGCTGCGCTGCTCACCAAAGCGAAGCAACCATTCAGCGTTCAACGCTTCTTGAGAAGAAATCTTGCCAGCAGTCTGGCCTTTTTTCACCACATCAGACAGCGCCGCAAACCGGTCAATGTACTGAACGCGTCCGGGCAAACCTAAAACGTTGCCAAGGAATGTATCCCCAGCGCCTTTTTCACGGGCAAAGATAGAACTGCTTGGTTCTTGCTTGGTGCGGAACGCAATCTGGCCATCGGCTGCACGGTACGGGCCGATTGTTTTATCTGCAAATGCTTTACGGGATTCACGCAAAGCGTAGTACACATCAGATGTGGACATGGCCGACATCTTGGTAAAACCCAAGCGACGCAAGCCAGCGCGAACCATACCGACCAGTTCTTTCAACCAACGCCCAGCCTTGTTACGGAACGCCTCAGTCACACGCGCTTCTTCTGTGTGCGCAATAATTTCGCGCAGCATTTGCAATTTTTGTGTAGCTTCGTCGCGGCCAAGGCGTTGATTAGCGGCTGCAACTTGCTGAACTTCGGCCAACAGTTTGTCACCGCCAATTTCTTCAGCCAGTTTGCGCAAGTCTGTTTTGTTGGCGTACTCTTGTAGCTTGTCGATGCCGATGATGGTGTCGATGCCGTAGTGACCAACCAACTCGTGGGCTACAGTTGCTTCCAAGTCTTTCAAGTCCGCATGCTGGTCGCCAACCACCAAGACAGTACCGTCGTTGAAAACTGCACCTTGAACCATTGCCTCGTTCGGGTCAATGCCTTCAGCAGCCATACGCTTGAGTAAGCTGATAGGAATCTTACCGGGGTCAGCGGCGTACACAAACTTGACGTTATCAGGCAAACCCGCAACAACCTTATCAATGAAGGCTTGTGCTTCGGCGGCATCTACAGACTCGCCTGCTTGCTCACGCTTGCGGTAGGCTGTACCCGCATCTTCGTCAAACTTGCGTGCAGCTTCAAGGTCTTTTTGATATTGGCGTATGTTTTCTTGTTTGCCGCGCTCGTTTTCTTGACGTATTGCCGCAGACAGTTGCTCTTTGGTAAGCCGTTGGCCTGCACCTTCTTGCTTGCCTTCTGTAGTTTCGCGGCTTTCGGGGGAGCCGGTACGTTCTTCCCTTGGAGCACGGTTGACCTTGCGGGTTTCTTGAACACCGCGTTTACTCTTAATTTCTTGAACGCCAGCACCCAAGGTCTCTTGGAAGTAGGCAATCTGTTCTTTCAGTGTGGCTTTGTACTCAGGTGTTTCTTTGCCAAATTGCAAAGCCTTTTCCTGCAACATCTTGAACGCATCGTTCTGGTACGCAATAGATGCGGGGTCGCCCTTGCCGTACTTCTCAGTCTGTGCCTTGATGCGGCGCTGGACTTCTTTGACAAGCTGGGTGTAACGTGTGTCTTCGCGGCCAAGCTCAACGGCCATGCTGCGCATCTTCTCAGACGCTTCGGCTTCCTTGCGCACATCGCCTCGGTTAATACGGGCAGCAGTAGTGGCCTGCTTGGACTTACCGCGCACAGACAACGCACGCAGATTTTCTACGGTACGTTTCTCACCTTCGACTACGCTGGCAGCTTTGGCTGGCTCAACTTTGACCTTGTGCAAGTCAAAATACAACTTTTCAATCTTTTCACGGATTGGATCAATTTGCGCCAGCACTTTGTTGTACTTGGCAAGCACCGCATTTATTTTGCGTTGCAAGTTTGCTTTTTCCAAACCTTGCATGGGCCGCTTAGCAGGCGCGCGCGCCATCCCAATATCGGTAGGCTTAAAACCGTTTTTAGCGTACCACTGTTCAAGTTGGTTTGAAGATAGCCCCGGTCTGCTTTCTTTTACGGATTCAACAGTCAGACTCAACGTTACACCAAGATCGTCTGCTGCCTTTATTATTTCATTTAAGCGTTTTGATGCTTTACCCGCGCCGCGTTCGCCATAAGTTTTAATTAAAGATAAATGTGCAGTATTTGCGCCAGCACGTTTTAAATCCAACCCAACACCGTCTCGAATACGAATAGCAGGGTCTTTTGGGTCTGGTTTTGTGTTTTTATAAACAAAATCAATAAGTTCTTGTGCGGGGTTAGCCCCTTTTAATTTTTCTTGAAGCGCCGCCGTTTTATCTTGCAATGTGGGTGTGGCAATGCCACGGTTTATCTGGTCGGTAAGTGCGGCATGCTGGTCGGCTAAGTCATGTAGTTCAGCCAACAGAGATTTCTTAGCGTTGCGTTGCGGTGTTTCAACCAAACGTTTCTGCGTTTCGATGTCAGCTATAACGCTGTCATACTCTTCGGGCGTGACGTCGCGGGAAACTTTTCTACCTGTCAGATCAAGGCGCTCGTCCAATGACTTAATTAACGCATCACGTTTGGCTTTCTCTACATCCAGTTGGCCAAGCTTAATCTTTTCTTTTTCAGCTTGAAGGCGGTCAATGGTGCGCTGGTCGCCGTTACGCAGGGCGGTACGGATGACGTTTTCTTCACCAAACAAATCAAGGGACTTGGTGTCAATGCGTTCGGGCTTGACGTTTTGCAAGTCGGCAATTTGTTTTTTGAGGTCAGTAACTTTGGCCACCGCAGATAAATACACGGACTGGTTGCGGCTACTTGCTGCCATTTTTTGCATAGGTGCAAGGCTGGACTGTGCTTCACGCAGTTGCTTGCCAAGGTCGTAGGCTTTATTGCTTGCTTCGGTTGCTTTTTCTTCAGCGGTTGGCTCAACGTTTGAGACCTGCTGGGCTTCCATCTTGGCCACAACCGGTGCCGATACTGCCTCGTCTGGTTTCTCGGCCATGCCGGGAATGCTTGGCGGCGTTACATCCTCAACCTGCGCCGCAGGAATAGGTGCTTCTGCTTCTGTAAACAAAGAACGTGTCTCGCCACGCTGGGTCAGGTTGGCCTGCTTATCGGTCAATGCCTTGCGGCGCATCTCAATATCAGCGGCAGCTTTATCACGAGCTGCGTTAAGTTCTTTAAGCTTGGCCAAAGCTTTGTCAGCAGCATCGTAATCTCTGTTGTTGGGGTCAGTTGCTTTAGCAAACGCTGCCTTCTGCGCCTCAATTTGCTTGTCAAGAGCGCCTAGCGTTACGGTTGCTTGTGCTTCAAACTCGGCAGGCTTAACTGTTGTGCCGCCCAAAGTTTCAATCCGGCTATTTAAACCCTTTAAAGCTTCTTGAATTTTCTGCTGTTGTGGGCGCAATTGTTCATAGGCTTCAGGACTTTCAGCCATTTGTACGGCAAGCTGATCTTCTTGCAGCTTAAGATTGTCGTAAGAATCCATCATCCGGCTCAGATTGGC